GTGATGATTTGAACTCCCAGCCACTGCAACCAGGCAGTGGAGCGCGGCAATGCCATGATCTGGCGAGTACCGGCGGTCAGGGATGCGATGGCCACCACACCGAAGTCGATCATCACCACCGGCGCACTCAAGGTGCTCGAAGCGGAGGTGATCAACTCGGTGCGGCAACTGGTCAGCGTGTTGGGTGCCACCACCCAGTCCACGCACAACCAAATGCGCTCACCACCGCCCAATTCCCGGTAGGTGTTCGTGTTGGCGGAGAGCTGCGTGTCGCCTGCGGTCAGTTCCGTCAACTGCGCGCCCAAGGGGCTCGTGTCGTAGGAGTTGGGCAGGATGTAGGTTCCGGCCGCCCCAAAGATCGGGAAGCTGGAAGAAGTGCCGGTGTAGGAGAAGTCTGCTTGTACGTCGCGAATTGTCATGATATCCCCTTACGAAACCGTGGCTTCGGTGTTCAAGATCTGGTCGACCTTGCGCAGCGGTATGCCTAGGAACTTGTATTCGATCTGGGTCAAACCCTGCTCGATGGACAAGGCCGCGTTGCTCTTGGCGAGCGCCTGGATCTTCAGGATGCTGAAGATGGTGCGGTTCATGTAGAACGCGCAGCGTCCGGCTGTGAGCGATGGGAGACGATCAATCGATCGCGACAGCAAGCCGATCAAATCGGCCGCCACGTTGTTGGATGTGATGGTCGTATCGATGTTGCAGATACGAACCACGTAGCGCCAGTCCTTCACCGCAAGACCGCACTTCCACTGCCAGTGCTCCCGGAAGGCGAGCATGCGAGCACCGCCGATGCCGGCCACGTTCTCCACCACTCCCAACCCAAGATCAGTGTGCGAAAGACCCGCTTTCGAGCCCTTCGGGAAGATGCCAGCGACAGAGCCAGGGCCCCAGCACACCAGCCAGATACTGGTATTCACCGAAGCAGAGCCACCGCCTGAGAGAATGTTTTGCGCGAATTGACCGCCTGAGATCTTGTTGAAGCGCGGTACAAAGCCGCGAAACACCGCAGGGGCCAAGGTCGGATCACCGTACAGCAGCATGTTGGCGAAACCTTGATTCATGGACTCCATGAACCCGTCGGCCTCTGTCATGCGAAACGCGCCCTCCTCTCCGTTCAACTCGACAAGGTCTTTGTCGACTTCGGAGAAGCCTTCCAGCATGGCGGTCGCTTCATCGACCTGCATGGTGGTGGACTTGGATGGCGTGATGCCCTGGTTCAAGGAGCGCGCCATGACGGTCGGCAGACCGGTGCGCTGCGTGATTCGATGCCCAGTCGGAAGATTGCCTTCCTCCCAGTGCATGTCCGGGATGCACTCGTTCTTTTGAGCGAGCATCTCGATGATGACGGGTATCTTCCCGTCCGGGTCGACACGCGTTGCCCAGTCGGCAAGCGTGACTACGTTAGAAGCAATGGCGACCTGCGTCATTTAAAAGCACTCCTGAATTAGTTGGTCTTCGCCTTGACGTAGCCCATCTTCTCGGCACGAGTTTTTTGGGTCGTCGGGGGCGTGGCATTGCCAGGAAGAAACTCGTCTTCCGACAGTCGTTCACCGACAATGCGCATGGCGTTGACAAAGGCGGGGTTGTTTCGGTAGCTCTTGGCGAGCTCGCGAAACGACGGCTCATAGCTGGTGAGAAACCCAATGCCGGTCTCGGCTGCGGCCAGTTGCGGCGCAGTGAATCGAGTCTTGCTTTCGGCTTCCCACTTCTTGTCCTGCGCGGCCAATTGAGTCTGCCACCGCTGCGATGCGCCTCTTGCCTGGTCGGCGAAGACGTCAACGAGTTCCTGCGCGGTCAAGGTGAATTTGCCTTCGGCGTCCGGCGTCTTGGCTGCTACAAAGTCCGTGAACTTGGTCACAGCCTCCGGGGCAAGCTTCATGTCGGCGGGCAGCGTGAAGGTGGGCTTCGGCGCGATGACCGGAGCATCAGTCTTGGGTGCAGTGTCGGCCGTGGCCGCAGTCGTTACCGGCGTCGAGTCTGTCTTCGCGGGTGTCGGAGTAGCGGTTGAAGGCGTGGTTTCGGTGCTTGCGGCGGTTGCCGCTGGCGTTGCAGGTTGAGTCGGAGCGGTAGTTGCGGGTGCCGTTACAGGAGCCGTGGCTGCTGTAGTTGGAGTGCTTGATGTTTCCGTCGGCGCCGCATCTGCCATTCGATACCCATCCTGTTGACGGGTATGAATGTTATGTAGGTTTCATCCCACAAAATGTTGCATCTTGTTGCATACTATTGCGATATATAGATCGCTCATGGAAAGACCGAACTTGTTGAATCAAAAAGGCTTAGCAGCGCTTCTTGGTGTCGACCGCATCACAGTTTATCGGTGGCACGAATGGAATCGTTCAGCACCACCCAGAGTTCTCATCGGCAAGCGGTTTTATTACAGCCTTGATGCGATCAGAATTTGGTTATCAACTAGCGCTTCTCACTCGTCTTTGGCTTCACGCGCGTCACTTCCAGTTCGCGCCGAACCGCAAACCACAGGCCTAAATCAGTATCCGAGATCAATTGCTCTAGCTGCCACGCGATAGATCGCCTCCCGGCAATCTCGCACATCACTGAATTGTTCTGACTGAAATGCGGCATGTTCCAGCCGCACAATCCAATCACCCTCGATATGAACCGAATGCCGGCAGGCGTCGATAACACGACCCTGACGTCGTTCTCATCCTTGAGCGCCTTAGACTTGTCCGAGATCGCCTTGGCTTTGAGCTGCTTCGGGTCTGATGCATTGATAGGCGCGTCGAGAAAGGCCGGAACCTTCTCTGGCTCTACCTGCGGATCGCGCTCAAGATCATCGGCGGTTTGAACAGATTCGCTCACCCCGACCATTCTCCGCAATAATCGTCATGCCTTACGAGCGGGTGTTCTTTATGGTGATCGTGCAGGTTCTCGTATTCCTTGTTCCAACTTGATGGCGGAAATCGATGACAGAAAACCTTGAATGGAATTGATGATTCGCGAGAGTGCAGGCAATTAACGCAAACTTCTGACTTCACTCCCACGGCCATCCCCTCATGTAAACATAGACTGGAACAGCGATCACCGCGAACGCTATGAGCAGGTAGATAAGTTCGCGCATCACTTCACCTTGTTCAGCAGTTTGAACAGTTTCTCTGCACCCTTCGGCACTGGCCGTTCGCCAGCTTCCCATCGGCACCAAGTGCGAATGCTAGTTTCTACTTGCTTGCTTGCTTGCGACAGAGATAGGCCCAATGACTTGCGCAGTTTTTTTAGTTCTCTTCCCTTCATAATCGAACCGTACCACACCGCAGCTAACCGCACCAAGGACTGCCGGACCTTACACTGCCGAAGCTAGCCATGCCATGCCAAACCGAAACTCGCCTCACCTTGCCGGACCACAGCCGAGCTTGCCGAACCCGACCGTTCCCTACCATGCCCAACCTGGGCTTACCGCACCGGAGCACACCGTACCGGACCCCACCTTAGCCAGCCATGCCAGACCGGACCTGAACTAAAGCTTTTTGCAATTCGTCAAATCGAAACGGCCATACGTCGGCCTGAAATCGCCGACACCAACTAGCTTACCGGCCATCCCAAGAACCTCGCGGAAGAATGCTTGGTCAACGTATTCCGGCAAGTTGATCATCATGTCAAAGCTGGCAACCCAACCCTGCCGCATGGCGGGCCGCACGCGAGTAATGCCGTTGCGCTGCACGGTCACCCGGCGCCGATCTTCGTAGTCCCAAGTCTTTGTGCCAAGTGACGCGAGCGGCGTCATGTTTATTACTGCTGCCTTGAACAAGTCCATTGCGGACTTGCGTGGGCTGCGCGGATCTTGCCGAAACTTCGCCGCCATAATGACAGAGCCTCGGACATACTCACCAGGCAGACAAATCTCGCCTTTGTCGTTCCGCCAAACATAGCTTTCAATATTGTCCGTTTTCTTTGCCGCGCTACCCTTGCGGGCTGCCGACTTCTCGGCAACAGCCTCATTGTTCCAGCGATGGAACAACATATCAGCTGTACCGGTTAACTCGATCCGTAACGTGTACGGCTCACTCAAACCAATCTGATCCTCTGCGCCATTGGATACTTCCGATAGCTTGACTACTGCATTCATCTGATTTCCCCTTTAAATTAAAAGCCGCACCATACCGGACCCTAGCCGGCCATACCAGACCGAGGACTGCCTTACCAAACCTGTCCTCACCATGACATGACTCGCCTCAACAAGGCTCGCCACACCACAGATATAAGTATGCCATATTGGCTAATGACCACAAGTCATATCTAGCCGGCAACTGGTTGCGCTCCAATTGCAGAATCTAGCGCGGTTCCGCCTCCTCCCATCGGAGACTGAGATAGGTTTTGGATGGCGCCAGAATGGGCTAATGCCGCTTGCGCTTGAGCGCTTTGCGCCTCTTGTTCTTGCTGCTGCTGTTGCTGCTTTGCGCGTACCGCACGAATTTGTTGGACCACAGCATCATCGCGGATGATGGTTGGAGGGATACCGGTAGCCTTCGCAAATTCATCAATCATCTGATCGAAATCAATAATGTCCATAGCCGGGTTTTGCGCAGCCTGGGCGGTAACTTGAGCCTGGGATGCCACGAACTGCGAGAACTGCTGTATAGCCGCCACGGTGAGCGAATTGATGGCTTGGGAGATCATTGAGGAATACTCGATCTTGATCTGCCCTTTCTTCAAAGCAGGCGGCATTGGCTTGGTGATTCCGCGGCGGATCATCTCCTGCAGCAACCAGTGTAGTAAGGGATTCAACACCCCGTAGTTCATATTCTGTAAAACCGGGCCCAACAGAATCAGCTTCTCCTGCTGCTCAACGTTCACCTGAGCGGCGGTAATTGGCTGCTTGCTTTCTTCGCTGTCATCAATGAAGTTGGCAAAGAGCTTAACGCCCATGATGTCGTCAATCCGGCCTTGGGTTTCTTTGATATCCTCAAGCAATGCTTGAATGTCAGGCTTGAAGTTTGGATACACCGGCTCAAACCCTACGCTGCCTTGCTCGGGCGCGACGAATGTTACGTCTCCAGGGAGCATGCTCGTGCGTTGATTGCGCAGTGATGGATGCGCTTTCATCGGCGGATCTACCAGACGGTCAATCGACTGAGCCTTTCTTTTCTGCTGCAATTGAAGGGCTCTTGCATCTCCAAGAGCATCCATTGCAGGGCCGCGGCCCCACGCGTCTTCCGAGTTTGTATACCACCTGGCTACGAATACCGGGAAGTCTCTGAAACCCTTGATTCTTAGTACCTTGCGCTTTTCCTTCTCCTGATCCGAATCCTTCAAGGTCTTATCCGGATCTCCATCGCGCTCGTAGTACACGGAACGAAAGCGCATGCCTTCCGAGGACAGCAGGTAATCTCCTGACGGACCTTTCTTGCGATCCAAGTTCTCGGTCACCGCATGGGTCAAGTCAATCATCTTGTCGTATTGCTCGTTCGCCCACATCGCCTGTACGGCAAGGGAAATGTTGTCCCAACTCGATTCCTTGTCCAAGGGACCGGTCGCGAACTTATCCACGATCTGCTGCACGGTCCACTGAAAGTCACGGAAGAACACATTGACCTGACGGTGCTTGTCATTGCCGATGTAGTACGAGCCGATGGTGAATGGCATGAAGTGCGGTACATCATCTTCCAAAGGCCACTCACGCCCCAAAGCGATGATGCCTACCACGCCAAACTCTCCATCGCACTCGAACATCGAATCGTAGAAGTTCGAATTGCTCAAGATCGTGCGACCCTTCTTGGTCGAATCATCGAGCCATTCCTTCACCCCTGGAGCCTCCAAGACTTCCTCATCGGCTACCGTATAGGTAGCCCACGGCTTGGTCTGCGGGGTTACCCCAGCAAGTAGTCCAGCCGAGAGCGTGTTGTTCGCTTGTAAGGGAGTGGAATCGACAATGCGCCAATTGCGCCGCCAGCCCTTATTGGTATCGCCAGAATCCAAAAACCACCTGCCTCGATAGGGGCGGAAGTGATCCACCAAGTCCCGCCAGTTCGGATACCAGGACATCCGATCGATGTTCAAGATGCCCTTGCGGCGCTCAAGCTTGACCTTCAAGGCTTCCTCAGTGCGATTGCCTTTCTCAAATCCCTTGCGCGCTTTCTTCTTCAGCGCACCGCCGAGTAGGCCTTCGTCCGGCTGGTTCAAATCAACGAATGTCGTCATTTAGAATACAAACCTTCTGTTGGGATCAACCGCGGGGAAATACGTGGCGTTATTCGCTTCCTGCCAGATGTAGAGCGGCGTTGTAGATGCCACCTTGGCCATCCAGCCAAAGCCTGTCGTTGCGCTGCTTGGCGGCTGGTAATCGATGCTGGAGTCTGAGAAGTCCGATGCCTGCACGATATCGAACACATCACCGGGGACGTAATACACCCCGCCGTAAGTGCCCGCTGTGACCGCCGTGAC